TGCCATGTTTTGCGTGTTTTTTAGCCACCGGGTGACGCTTGGTTCGCGCTGACCAAAAAGACCGACAGGACAAGGCGAAGGCTAGGTACGACGACATCAAGCGTCGGACGGGCGAACGCTCACGCCAGGTCGGTGCCGCTGGCAGAGACATCGGCAGCATCCCGCCGGTCAAGGACGCCAAACGCCGCGACGCCTGCCGTGATTCGTTCCGGCAGTTCTGCGAGACGTACGGTGCTGAGTCGTTCCCTCTGGCGTGGTCGCCGGATCACCTGACGGCTATCGCCAAGATCGAGGCGGCTGTACTGCGTGGCGAGTTGTTCGCCTTCGCCATGCCTCGTGGCTCGGGCAAGTCAACGCTGTCAATCTGGGCCTGCCTCTGGGCGATGCTCTACGGTCACCGCTCGTTCGTGATGCTGGTCGGCTCCGACCAGGCGATTGCCTGCCAAATGCTCGACACGCTCAAGAGTCACCTAGAGCAGAACGACCTCCTGGCTGAAGACTTTCCGGCGGCGTGCTATCCGGTACGTGCGTTGGAAGGCATCACCGCTCGGGTGCGTGGTCAGACGTGCGAAGGCGAGCCGACGCACATGGGATGGACCGCCGACAAGGTCACATTGCCGTGGATCAAGGGTGCCGCCTCGGCTGGTGCGGCTGTCCGAGTCGCTGGCATCACGGGGCGTATCCGTGGCATCAGCCACACTCGCCCAGACGGCAAGACGATACGTCCCAACTTGTGCCTGATCGACGACCCACAGACGGACGAGAGCAGTGCGTCGCCGTCGCAGGTCGCCACCCGTGAACGCATTCTCTCTGGTGCAATCCTCGGTCTCGCCGGTCCCGGTGCGAAGATCGCCGGCTTGGCGACGATCACGGTGATTCGTCCCGACGACCTGGCTGACCGGCTGCTTGACCGGATGCGACACCCGTCGTGGCAAGGCGAACGAACGAAGCTTGTCTACGAGTGGCCGACGGCGGATGAACTGTGGGGGCAGTATTCCGAGATGCGTCGAGAGGGGCAGCGTAGCGGTGAAGGCACTGCGGCGGCTGACGCTTTCTATCGTGCGAATCAGGCGACGATGGACGCCGGGTCTCGGGTGGCGTGGCCGGAACGGAAACACGACGACGAACTGACGGCGATACAGCATGCGTGGAATCTACGCATTGACCGTGGAGAATCGGCATTCCAAGCGGAGTACCAAAACGCACCGCTGGCCGATGACATCTCGTCCGAGAAACTCGACAAGCGGGCGCTCGCCGCTCGGGCGTTGACGCTGTCTCGTGGGACTGTCCCACTTTCCCACCAGACGCTCACGGCGTTCATAGACGTTCAGGACAAACTTCTTTACTGGCTCGTCGCATCGTGGGGCGATTCGTTTGGCGGTCACGTCGTCGCCTACGGCACATTCCCTGACCAAGCGTCTACGTTCTTTGAAGCGAAGAACGCCAAGAAGACGCTGGCACTTTCTGCCAAGGGTGCCGGGTTCGAGGCGGCACTGTCGGCTGGCTTGGAGTCGCTCACGCAGATCCTTTTGGGAAAGGATTGGATGCGTGAAGACGGCGTCGCCATGCGAGTGCGTCAGGTGCTCATCGACGCCAACTGGGGTCAATCCACCGAGACGGTGCGGACGTTCTGCCGGCGGTCCACGTTTGCGGCGATGCTGCTGCCGTCTCACGGCAAAGGCATCGGTGCGTCGGGCGGCTCGCTCACGGAGAAGAAGGGTAGGGGCGAGAAGATCGGACTGAACTGGGTCATGCGGCAGACGACGACGAATCAACGCTACGGCGTTTACGACACGAACTTCTGGAAGACGTTCAGCGCCGCTCGTCTGCGTCTGGCGATGGGCGACCCAGAAGCGATCACGCTCCATGCTGGCGATCACGACATGCTCGTTGAGCATCTGACCAGCGAGTATCCGGTGAGGACTGAAGCAAGGGGCAGGGTCGTGGACGAGTGGAAGCTAGACAACCGGCGCGAGAATCACTTCTGGGACTGTCTCGTCGGCTCTGCTGTGGCGGCGTCGATTGCGGGCGTGCAACCCGTGGCGACCGAGGCGGGTGGACGCCAGCGGAAAAAGGTGACAATCCCGACAAATTCAAACGGGAAAAAGATCATTCAGGTAAAGCGTCTCAAATGAACCAGATCACCCTCACCACCGTGGACGGTCTCGACCCTCGTGACATGCTGGCGATCCGCTCCCGGCTGACGAAGCCGTCGAGCGAGTTTCAGCTAGAGGTTGCCACGGTGCTGGAAGGCGAAGCGAGCAGCTGCACGCCGATTGCCGTGTGGCACTGCGACGGCTCGTTGATTGCTTGGGCGTGCTCGCACGTATGGCGTGGAATGCAGACGCTAGAGCAGTACGTCGAGGAGCGGTATCGCAACACGGGCAAGGGTCGGACGCTGGCGTCGTTCATGCTATCTGTGCCAGTCATTGACCCAAACAAGCCATTGGCGGTGTTTTCGACAACTACCGCCGACATCTGCCGGAAGCTGAACGTGACCGACGTGGTGCTCTTCGAGCGACGCGGCACGGATTGGGTCGAAGTCTAACGGCATACCCGGTCTGGTTCGTGCGTGTTCTGCCGTAGCGTTGCTCGCATGAGCGACGAACTGCGCCAGAAGATTTCCGACGTGGCATCCGGCCCGAAGCGCGTCCGCACCGATGCGGGCGAAGTCGAGGCACAGGATGTCGCCTCGATGATTGAGGCTGACAAGTATTTGTCTGCCCGTGCTGCGAGCGGCAGCGGCAATACACGCCGTGGGCTGCGGTTCAACAAGATCATCCCGCCGGGGGCTGGCTGATGGGTTTGTTCAGCAGGCTGCTGCCGGGACGCAAGCCGCAGAACGTGGCGGTGCCGGTTCACGTCCGTGCGAAGTTCGACGCCGCCGAAATTGGCGACGACCGGCGGCACTGGGCGAACGCTGACGCTTTCGCTGCGGATACGGCGCTCTCGCCTGAGAAGCGTCGGACGATGCGGAATCGTGCTCGCTACGAGCGGGCGAACAATTCGTATCTCGCCGGAATCTCGGCAACGCTCGCCAACGACCTGATCGGCACCGGACCACGCCTGCAACTCAACAGCGGCGACGTCGAGGCGGATCGCCTGGCGGAACGTCTCTTCTTCGATTGGTCGTGGCAAGTCGATCTGGCGACGAAGCTGCGGACGATGCGTGAGGCGATTGTGGTGGACGGTGAAGCGTTCGCCATGATGATCAGCAACCCTCGCCTGCCGGGCGTGCAACTCGACCTGCGGCTCGTGGAAGCCGAGATGGTGGCGACGCCGGTGCAGTCCGTCACGCCTAGCGTCACCGTCGATGGCTCGATTGTCGATGGGCTTGAGTTCGACGCCTCGGGCAACGTGCTCGCCTATCAGGTGCTCTCGTACCATCCCGGTGCGAATTACCACGTCAACGCACTGAACTACCAGCGTGTGCCGGCGGCGCAGATGATCCACTGGTTCCGGCCCATCCGGCCCGGCCAGCATCGTGGCGTTCCTGAAGTGGCACCGGCTCTCAAGCTGTTCGCCCAGCTTCGCCGCTACACCGAAGCGGTCGTGGCTGCTGCCGAGACTGCCGCAGACTTCGCAGGCTTCCTGCGGACGAACTCGCCAGCCGCCGAGGTGGACGAAGTCGAAGCGTTTGCCGAGATGCCCATCGAAAAAAGAACGATGGTCACGCTGCCAGACGGCTGGACGTTCGAGCAGCTCAAGGCAGAGCAGCCGACGACGCAATTCCCGGCGTTCGTGCGTCAGCTTCTGGGAGAGTTGGGGCGTTGCCTGCAACTGCCGTTCAACGTCGCTGCACTCGATTCGTCGTCTTACAACTACGCATCCGGTCGCATGGACCATCAGGTCTATGCAACGACACAGCGTGTGATGCGTGACGATCTTGAGCGGCGCATGCTCGATCGGTTGCTTGCCGCATGGGTGAACGAAGCCACGCTGGCTGGGCTTCTGCCCGAAGGCATCCCGCCGTTCAGCGAGTGGGATTGGTCGTGGCAGTGGGACGGCAAAGAGCACGTTGACCCAGCCAAGGAAGCCAACGCCGCCGAGACACGCCTGCGGACGCACACGACCACGCTGGCGAGTGAATACGCCAAGGCGGGCAAGCAGTGGGACGTCGAACTGCGTCAGCGTGCCGCCGAGGTGGCGTTGATGAAGGAACTCGGATTGTTCGTCGATCTCCAGCCGGATGGCAACTATCCCGGCGCAACACCGGAGCAGGCTGACGAAGCCATGAACCAATGAACGCAATCAAACTCGATTCTGGCGTGACGTTTCTGCAAGCCGCCGAAGGCGATTCGGCACCGGCTGGCAAGAAGTTTCGCATCGTCGCCTACACCGGCGCACCGATTCGGCAGGGCTGGAGCCGTGAGCCTGTCGTGATCGACATGGCTGGGATGCAGCTGCCGGCGACTGTGCCGGTAGTGCTCGGGCACGACTACTCGCTGGGGTCGATCCTCGGGCAGGGTCGCCCGTTCATCGAAGCCGGGCAGTTGATCGTTGAGGGCGAGATCCTCGCGAGCAATGGCAACGCTGACCAGGTCGCCGCACTCGCTGCCGCTGGCTACCAGTTCCAAGCGAGCGTTGGTGCCGACGTTCGTAGGCACCAAAAGATCGACGCTGAAGGCGTCACGCAAGTCAACGGAGCGGCTCACGTTGGGCCGGTTCGTGTAGTCAAAGCCTCTGCTCTGCGAGAGGTTTCGTTTGTCACCCTTGGCGCTGACTCGCAGACCAGCGTCGCCATCGCGGCGGAAGCCGACGAGGAGTTTTCTATGGCGGACAACGCCACCCAGACGCCCGCAGAGGAGCCGATTGTGGCTTCCGCTGTGGAAGCCCCGGCGAGTGTCGCCGTGGAAGCCACCACCGTCGATCACACCGACGTGATCGCGTCCCTCACGAAGAAAGTCGAACAGATGGAAAAGCTGATCGCCACCCGCGACGAGCGTCCTGCGGCTCCTGCCGTTCACATGGCGCAGCCGACCGCTCGCACGCCCGAAGTCATCGAGGCAGCGTTCGCCCTTCAGGGCAACCTGCCGAATGTCGAGAAGCAGTACGACGCCAAGACCCTCGAAGCCGCTGGCAAGATCCAGCGGACGACGTCGCTCGGCGAAGTGCTGCTCTCGGCTGCTGAGGAAGGCGGCTACACCGGCTCGCGTCGGCTCACCGCTGCTACCCTGCGTCCGATCCTTCAGGCGGCGTGGGCCACGCACTCGATCAGCGGCATCCTGTCGAGCACCGTCAACAAGTTCCTCCTCGCCGGTTTCAACGGCGTCGAAAGCTCGTGGCGTTCGATCTCGTCTGTCCGCAGCGTGAACGACTTCAAGGCACTGACGAGCTACAGGCTCAACGGTGGCATGAAGTTCGAGAAGGTCGCTCCTGGCGGCGAACTCAAGAACGCTGCCGTGAGCGACGAGAGCCGCACGATCTCGGCAGAGACCTACGGCATCATGACGAGCGTCACTCGCAATGACCTCATCAACGATGACCTCGGTGCTCTCACTGCGGTTCCGCAGCGGATCGGTCGTGGCGGTGCTCTGAAGCTGAACGACGTCTTCTGGGCTTCGTTCCAGGATGACTCGGCGTTCTTCACCACGGGCCGTGGCAACAAGAAGACCACGGCGGGTGCTCTGAGCTTGGCGAACCTCAAGGCGATTGCCACGATGTTCCGCAAGCTCAAGGATCCCGATGGCAACCCGGTTGCCGTTGATCCTCGCATCCTGCTGGTGCCGTCCGACATCGAGTTGTCGGCTGCGGAGATCATGGGTTCCGCTCTGCTCGTGGGCGGCTCGTCTGCGGCTCCTAACGTGAACGTGCTCGCCGGGCGGTATCAGGTCGTCTCGACCAGCTACCTGTCCAGCGCCGAGGACTACTACCTCCTCGCCTCGCCGAGCGACATGCCGGTGATGGAAGTGGCGTTCTTGAACGGCGTGCAAAGCCCGATCGTTGAGACGGCGGAAGCCGACTTCAACACGCTCGGCGTGCAGATGCGGGGCTACTTCGACTTTGGCGTCGCCAAGGCCGAATACCTCGCCGGCGTGAAGGCTGACGCCTCTTGATCTGAAGACAAACCGTGACCGCCGGGCGGGAGCCCAAGCCCGCCCGGCGGCATGATCCCAACCAACCCATTTCCCAGAAAGTAGGTGATCCTAATGGCTTCTTATTCTCAGGCTGGCTGTCTGATCGACTACACGCCTTCCGCCGCTGTTGCGGCTGGCGATGTTGTCCTGCTCGGTGATCTCGTGACCGTGGCTCCTCGCCCGATCGCCGCCAACGCACTTGGTGCGGTGGCTGTCGATGGCGTGTGGAGCATCGCCAAGGCGACCGGCGCTGTCTCGCAGGGTGCTCTTCTGTACTGGGATGCCACCAACAGCGTCGTCACCACGACTGCCAGCACGCACAAGCGGGCTGGCAAGGCCGCTGCTGCGGCTGCGTCGGGCGATGCGTCGGTGATGGTCATCCTCAACGTCGGTTGATTCCCGTCCCACTGCAAGCCGCCGGCGGCAGCGTTCATCCTTTCCGCGCCGCCGGCGGTCTTGTAGATCGAGGTGCCCATGTCCGACCTACTCGCCAGCGGTGCGGCTTGGCTCGCTGACCAGTTGTCGGCGGGTGCGTCGCGGTCTGTGCGTTACTACCGAGGTGCTGACTACGGCGTGGTCAACGCCACGGTCGGCACCAGCCGGTTTGAGTCGCAAGGCACGAGCGGCGTGATCGAGCAATGGGAAAGTCGGGATTTCCTGATCAAGGCTGGCTCGCTGCCGTTTGGCGAGCCGCAGCGGCACGACAAGATCCGTGAGACGCTCAACGGCGTGGACGTCACCTACGATGTCACCAGCCCGCGAGGCGTGCCCGTGTTTCACTACGGGGATGCGTTCCGCCAGACGGTGCGTGTGCATACGGTCGCCACGGCTGAAGCGTCGGGCGTGCCTGCAACGCTCAGGCGTCGCTTCTGGGGGTCGTTCGCAGCAACGACGATTACTGACGCACAGATCGTCGCCAGCCTCTCTAGCGACCTTGGCGGCACTCGGGCACAGACCCGCACGATCGCCGCACAGACTGCGTATATCTACGTCGTTCTTCCGACGAGTTTCGGCGTACCTGTCTTCGCCGTCAGCGGTCTGACGTCTTCCGCTTGGGAGACCACGCAGCGGACGATCACGTTCGCCGGGCAGGCTGCGACGAGCTACGGCATCTACCGCTCAACGTATCCGATCACCGGCACCGTCAACCTTGTGGTCACATGACGTATGTCAAGCATCAAGGGCACCAACGTACTCGCGCCGGTCGTGCCGTTCGACACGAGCGATACGCACGCATCGCACGAGGCAAAGTACGGCAAGGGCGGCTACCGCAGCGTGGCAGACATCGCCGAGAGGGACGCTATCCCGGCTCTGAGGCGAGAGGCGGGCATGTTGGTCTGGGTGATCGACACGCAGAAGGTGTGGCGGCTCAACGCCAACCTGACCACATGGACTGAAGTCACGGCAATCAACGAACCACAACTCTTAGACGGGGGCAACTTCTGATGAGCAACACCATTCGCATCAAGCGGCGCAACGCAGCCGGTGCAGTCGGCGCACCGTCCAGCCTTCAGCAGGCAGAACTCGCATTCAACGAGGCTGATTCGACGCTGTACGTGGGCGTCGGCACCGGCGGCACCGGCGGGTCAGCTACGACGATTCAGGCGATTGGCGGCAGCGGCACGTTTGCCACGAAGGCATACGTGACGTCTGCGGTAGCTGCCGTCGATGTCAGTTCGCAGCTGTCGAACTACCTCACCTCGTCTGCTGCTGCATCGACGTACCTTTCACAAGCGACGGCGGCCAGCACATATGCAACCCAGAGCAGCGTAAGCACGGCGATATCAAACGTGATCAATGCGGCACCGGCTGCTCTCGACACGCTCAAGGAACTGGCTGACGCTCTCGGGTCGGACGCTGCGTTCTCCACGACCGTCACAACGTCGCTCTCGGGCAAGATGGCAAAGGCGAGCAACCTGTCGGACGTGGTCGATGTTTCGGCGGCTCGGACGAATCTCGGACTCGGCACGATGGCAACGCAGGCGGCGAGCAACGTGGCGATCACGGGCGGCTCGATTGCAGGCATCGACTTGAACGGCGGGACGTTCTAAGTGTCAAACACTGTCCGCATCCTCCGAAGCACGACCGCAGGCAATGTGCCGGCTTCGCTGGCGTCTGGACAAATTGCGATCAACGAGGCCGACGGAAAGCTCTTTTACAGAGCCAGCAGCGGCACGGTGACGCAGCTGGCGACCGGCGGCGGTTCGTCATCGCTTGCGGCGTATTCGAGCACCAGCGGCTTCCCTGCGACCGGCTCGGCGTCGGTGCTGTACCTGAGCACGTCAACGTCCAGGCTGTATCGCTGGGATGCTTCTGGGGTCTACGCAGAAGTCGGTACGAGCGGCCTGGCTGACACGCTGGACGGAGGATCGTACTCATGAGTTTTCCGTCATCGCCAACAGTCGGGCAGCAAGCGACCGTCGGCGGCAGGCAGTTTGTCTGGCAGGGGTCGGCGTGGGATCTCGTGGCAACTGTCACGGGGCACGCTGCGCAGCACGCCATCAACGGCAGCGACCCGCTGACGATCACGGCGGCGCAGGTGAGCGGGCTGGCGACTGTGGCGACGAGCGGATCGGCAGCGGATCTGTCGGGCACGCTCGCGGATGCGCGGCTCTCGGCCAACGTCCCTCTGTTGCCGGGCCTGACTATGGCATGGTCCCAGCCCAGCACACTCATTGAGACCGTGCCTCGCAGTCAGCTAACGTTTTCTGGTCTCACGCTAGTGTCTGGCCAAATATCGTTCGCGTTTTTCACGCCGCTATTTTCGCTGACTGTATCTCAGATCGCTATGGCTACCATGTCAGCCGCAGCGAGCGGGCTGACGCTTGCGCGAATGGGGCTGTACACGTTTGATGAATCGACTGCCACGCTGGTGGCGCGCACAGCCAGCGATACGGGTCTGTTTGCCACCACGCGGACACACTTTACGCGATCCCTAGATTCGTCATCAGGCGGGTTCCCTGCAACGTACACGCTGCAAGCGGGGGTGCGGTACGGCGTCGGAGTCATCTGTGTAGGCACTACCATGCCGATAATATCGGGTGCCACACCGCCTTTTGAAACGGCAAGCCTGTCGCCACGGCTGTCTAGCACGCGCGGCAGTCAGTCCGACCTCGCTGGTACGATCAGTGCTGGGGTCATGGGCACATCTAGCTCCTTGATGTACGCGAGGCTGTCATGACCACCACCTACATCGGCATCATTGACGGCCTGCGTGTCTGGGAAGTCCGCGACGAGGCGGGCAACGTCATCGGCCTCAATCAGCAGGCCGTAGAGCCTGAGTCGCCAGCCGTGCCCGCCAGCGTCTCCGCCCGCCAGATACGACTCTGGCTGCTTCGCCAAGGCATCTCGCTCTCGGCGGTGGACGCTGCCATCGACGCAATTCCTGACGCTCTCCAGCGGGACAGCGTCAGGGTGGAGTGGGCATACGCGCCATACGTCGAGCGATCGCACCCGTTCCTAATTCCGCTCGCTGCGGCTCTTGGGCTGACGGAAGCACAGGTCGATCAGGCGTTCGTCGAAGCGGCGACGCTGTAGGGCATAGCCGGTCTAGTTTCGGGTGATGGCAGGGAAACTGTCGGCACCAGGAGCGGCCTATGTCTACGTTTTCCCAGTTGCCGGGCGCACTCGCCGTCACTTTTGTCGTCGGCGACGAGGTGAATATCGCCATCAATCTGGGCGTGAACATCACTGGCTATACGCTCCAGTCCGGTGTATTCGTCAGCAGTGCCCAAGGATTTCAGGGTGGCGGCGGCGGCACCGTGACGGCTATTGGAGCGACGGCAGCGACGCCAAGTATTCAGGTGGTGACGGCGTCCACGGGCGCGATCATCTGGTCGCTCACGGAGGCACAGACGTCGTTGCTGTCGCCGGGCATTCGTTACCAATGGTTCCTGCGATGGATCACGCCTAGCACGTTGATGACCCGCACGATTCTCGCGGGTGCTTGCATTCCGAGGGCACCCGGCGCATGAGTGAAATCAGCGTTTCCGTAGTCGGCTCCACGACGATCAACCCGACGGTCGGCAACGGCTCGGTCGTGAACGTCACGTTCTCTGAGACGGGCGAGCGTGGGCCGCAGGGCGCTGTCGGTCCTGCAAACTCGCTCGCTATCGGCACGGTAGTGGGTGGCGCATCGGCATCGGCGACGATCACCGGGACGGCACCGACACAGACGCTCAACCTCGTGTTGCCAGTTGGTGCCACGGGCGCAACGGGGGCCACGGGCAGCGTTGGCGCTACGGGCGCGGTTGGTTTGACCGGACCTGCAAACTCGCTCTCTATCGGCACGGTGGCAAGCGGCTCGTCGGCGTCTGCGACGATCACCGGCGCGGCTCCGTCGCAGACCTTGAATCTTGTGCTACCTGTCGGTGCCACTGGTGCCACGGGCGCAACAGGACCGGCTGGACCGGCTGGACCGCCGATCAACCTTGGCGACGAGACTCCGCAGCCGCTCGGCACGGCGTCGGCTGGTACGGCTCTTACTGCCGCCCGTTCTGACCACGTTCACTCGCAAGGCTCAATCGCATACTCGGCACTGTCTGGCATTCCCAGCACATTCGCACCCGCAGCCCACCAGCACGCCATAAGCGACGTGACGGGCTTGCAGACGGCGTTGGATGGCAAGCAGGCTTCGGGCACCTACGCCACGCTGGTCAACGGTCTTGTGCCGTCCAGCCAACTGCCGACGTTCTTGGACGACGTGCGAGAGGCGGCGAGCCTGTCAGCGTTTCCGGGCACTGGTGACGTTGGCGTGATCTACGTTGCGGTCGATACTCGCAAGATCTACCGATGGAGCGGTTCGGCATACCTTGAGATTGCAGCGGCACCCGTCCAAAGCGTGGCGGGTCGCACGGGTGCTATCACGCTGACCTATGCCGACATCGGCGGCACGCCTCCTGGCGGTGGCTCTGGCGGCGACGTAGACGGCGGCGTGTATGCGGCTGCTGCGGCACCGTCAGGAAACGACCCGCTCTGGTCAAGCGTCCGGCTGTTGATGCCGCTCAACACAAACACGAACGACTTCCGCTCGGGGACTGGCGCAACCGTGACGGCGTTCGGCAATGCGGCGATTGCCACGAGTTCGCCGAAGTTCGGCGCGGGGTCTCTGCTCCTCGACGGCAACGGCGACTATCTGCAAATCGTTGACGGCATGAACGAGATCATTCCAGGCACGGGCGACTTCACGCTTGAGATGTGGGTGCGACCAGCAGCCCTGCTCGTAGACGCTCAATACTTGTTTGACACAAGGACGAGCACTGCGGCTGGCGTTGCCGTCGCTCTATCCAGCGGCCAGACAACTGTGGTCGAAAGCTCCACGATAATCACAGGGTCGGCATTGGCTGCGGGTCAGTGGCAGCACGTTGCTTTGTGCCGTGCTAGTGGGACGCTACGGCTTTTCATCAACGGCTCAGTCGCAGGCACGCCCGTCGCAAACACGACCAACTTTCCATCAAACCGGATACTCCTCGGTCGGTCATTCTCAGACGGTGCGCCGCTCTGGTTTGATGGCAGCATCGACGACGTTCGGTACACGTCTGCGGCA